CCTTGGTGGTGATGTAATTCGCGTCCGTGAGGTTATTGCTAAATTCGAAGGCCATGGGATTAAGTGGTTATGAGTTGGAGGTTGGGGATTAGGACAAGGTTTCGGTGTCCGTGATCGAATCGGTGACGATGATCGGCAGGCCGTTCGACTCGGTGGGAAGTCCGTTGACCAGTCCGGTCGCGGCTTCAACCTTGGCGTTTGGAGTGATCGTGCGGGAGATGGCCAACTGATAAGCGGAACGGCGGCTCATAAGGATATGAGTTGGGCGGCTTCCGATTGGCATCCTGCGCAGGGCGTCGAGGATCTTCGCATCCGTGACTCCTTTGCCGGAATCTTCGGTAAAGTCCTTGAGGCGGGCAACGGCGTGCTTGTTGACGCATTGAAGGCCAACCCATGCGGTGAGGTCCGCGATGTAAGCCGCGAATCGTTTGCCGTCTGCGTCGGTAGCATCACCTTCGCGGAAGGGCGAGAGGTCAAACGTGGTTCCGGTGCCGTAAACGTATTGAACGCCTTGATTTCCTGCGGAGATGATATAAACCGAAGAACCCGTTCCAGCGGTGCTTCCGCCTGCGTCGGTGATGACAGCATCAAGCGCGGTTGCGAGGGCTTGCAGACCAAAGAAGCCTTGTGAGGTTGCGGCATCGCCATAGATGGTTTGAGAACCAACGGTGACAAGGGCGGCAGCCATCACGCCAGCGGCTTCGATTGCCATGAGCGCGTCCGGTCCGTCTTCGTATGCTTTGGCAACGGCCTTATCCACTTCCACGCGGGAAGACAGGATGAACGCTTCAACCTTGCGCGGGGTGAAGTTGGATTTGGTGGCGTCGGTTCCTTTGTTGGCGGAACGGAATGCAACGGTTGGCCGGGAGTTACGGATGACGGTGTCATAACTGGTTCCGCGAATCGTGCGGGCCGGGATGATCGTCACTTCGGGAGCAACGGTGGCGACTTCTTCGATCAAACCGACGACTTTATCGGAGCCGTTGAGCTTGGCGAGGTCAAGGAGAGTGAGGTTATTAGGCATAGTGGTTTAGGGTAAAGTGTTAGATGTTACTTGGTGAGTTCTTCCAGTTCAGATTTGAAGGCAGCTTGCACGGCGTCCATTCCTTTTGGTTTGTCATCGTCTGCAGTCTTGCGGCCTGCCAGGATGGTTTCACCTTTCAGCGCATCTTTGCCGGGGAGAGCGGCGAGGATTTTCGCGCTGTCGGGCTTGGCGAGAATCGAATCACGCCAGAAGGCTTTCGTTTCCTCATCTTGCGCGGGAATCCGGCCAGCTTGAACGGCTTCCTCAATCGCTTTATCGGCAGCGGCTTCGACGGCCTGCTTGTTGGCGGCTTTGAGGGTTTCGAGTTCGGTAGCGAGTTCGACGTTTGCGGCCTTGACGGTTTCAAGTTCAACCTTGGCGGCGTTGACTTCCTCCGTTGCGGTGGTAGCAGCTGCTTGCACCGATTCGACGGTTGAGGCGGTTTCGCGAAGAGTCGCAAGCGAGGCTTTCGCGGCTTCTAGCGCGGTGTCGGGGTCTTGACCCGCTTCGACGAGTCCGAGTTCGATGAGGTGGTGGATGTCCATGGTTTCGGTGTGTGAGGCTGCGATGCGTTCGATTTCTTCAAAGGCTGGTTCGTTGACGAGTGACCCGACTTCGCCGCGCTTGAGCAGGCCAACGGGAATCCCCTTGCCTTTAGCGAGGGAGAACGTGGGGGAAAAGTAGCTGTAATCCTTGCCGTCGATTGCTGCGCGTCCTGCGGCGGTCCATTCAACGTCGAGGATCAATCCCGTTCCACGCTCGTAGCGAAACTCAAGGGGAATGAATGACGCCGGGCCTTCCTTGTGGTCGAATCCACCGAAAGGGCGGACGTTGCGCGACTGGCGGGCTTTGAGGTCATCGCTGAATCCGGCAAGGATGCGCTCATCGACCGTGACTTTGCGCTTTTGGGGTTTGCCGTCAACGGTGGCGGAGATTTCGTGGACGCCTTCGGGCAAGTAAACAATCGACGATTCCACGGCTGAAATCTCAGCGGAGAAACCGGATTGGATTGATTCCGTAGCAAGCATCTGTGCCGGAATTACCAGAAACAATCAACCCCGTCAAATAAAATCTTAGCCTAAGCTAAAAATCTTAGTCTAGGCTAAGTTTCCATAACGGAGACGATGTGGCGGATTGCGGCATCCGAGAACGCTTCGACGTATTCCCTCTCTGGCGGCAACGCTCCCGGCCATGGGGTATGCGTGACTGACTTGCGGAGGGCATAGATGGGTTTGATTCCGCCTTCCCCATCGCTGATTGCCAAGACGCCCTTTACCGCAAAGAGCTTTGAGAACTTGGCTGAAAACTCTTTGGCGCTCAAACCGTGCGCCCTAGGATCAATCGGGATTGTCAGGAATCGTTTGCGCTTTGCCCTGATCGTCCCGCCTGTGACCTTGTGGGAAAATCCAAGTGTCCCGTTAGAAATAGTAACGCCCGCACCGTTGGCCTTCTCCATATTCCATGACGACTCCACCAGCTTGAACCAATTCGTATTGACCCGCCCCGGCCCGTGAGTGGGGAGCGACTTGTTTTCCCACATTGCCCGCCCCCCTCGGGAGTAGTAGCCGCGAATTGACGCCAAAGCGCCAAGCCCTCCAATGCGGATTGCATCGCGGCGAACACCGGGGGACATGGCGCGGATAACGTCAAGCCGCGCCTTGTCGATCTGCGACGAATCAACCTTAACCGTGATGAATGACTTGCCCGTGTTCATGGTTTCTTTTCTGTTAGTCCAGCAATCACCGCCTCGCCAATCGCCTCCTCCAACTCCTCGGAAAGCCCTTGGATGCCTAGCTCATCAAACATCCTCGGGATGCGGGCAAGCGATGCCTCAACCTCGGCATAGAAAGCGCCGATGGTCATGCGCTCGCTTTTGTCCATCAGGTCGGCAAGCTCCCGGTCAATCACGCCAAGCCATGCCTCCGCAATTTCGGGAAACCGCTTGGCATACTTGGCTTTGACTTGATCGGCGGTCATTGGATTCTTTCGAGAGTTTCACGCGCCCATTTCGCCCCGGCGTCTCCACCGTAGCCGTTCCAAGCCTGCCACTCTTTCGCGCCTTCCTGCCATGATGCGCGGACGGCTTCGGCCTTGTCAAAGTAGGCAACCATTGACCGCACGGTTTCCACCGATAGCGGGACGCCGTTCGCAATGTCCCTTGCGCGTGACAACCCTAGCCCGCCCATGGTCCGCTGTCCGGGTGGGGCAAGTCGGCGCATTTCGAGTGCTTTGCTGGCGGCTTGCGCCATCTCGTCGGTTGGGCGCAACCCTTCCTCGTCATCGTCTTCCTGATCACCCTCGTCATCCTGTGGCGGCACGTTGAGCGGCGGCGGCGGTGCCTCTTCCGGCTTCGATTCCAGCAACTCATCACCCGGCTCTGGAATCGGCACGCCAAGCGTCTCATGCGCCCACTTCTTCGGAATGTCCAATCCGATGTCCTTCAATAGCTTGACCCGCTCGGCAATGGCTTTCTCGTCCCGTGCTTCGGGCACTTTAATTTCGCAATAGGGCATTTCCTCCGTTGGGACGCTCCCAAAGTTGAACCGCACGATTGCCGGAATGAGTTGGTCGGTAATGACTCCCGCAACCCATGATGCGACGGCTTGGAGAACGTCGGCACGAACGGCCATATGAACGTCACCAAGTGCGCGGCTGCCGCTGTCACCTACGTCGGTTGTGAGGGTTTGTCCAAGCAGGAGGATGTCGCATTGCCTGTCGGCTTCGTGCGCAATAACCATCTGGGGGAGTTGGGAAGCATCACCCTTAACCGCATCATGGATTTGAAACTCAGTGTTGTTCGTGTGCCTTGCCCATCCGCTTGATCCGATGTTGGCGAGGAACGCATCCGCCTCGGCGTTGGCCTCATCGGTGCCATCCGTCTTGATTGTGCGCCATGGGATGCCGAAAAGCTGCGCGTATTGCATCGCCCATCCCTTTCCGTAAATGTAGGCCAGCCACTCCTTCGCCAGCGGACGCAATAGAGCGGCGTGGATGGGATGCGCGTCAAAGTTTGACCAAACGAAAACAAGGAAGCGGTCTGGCGGGAAGTCCTCCAGTGTCGAGGTCGGCACGCCTTGAGGGGCAACCATCAGCCTGTCCACTTCGTTGCCCTGCTGGGGAAATGAGAGGTATTTCGCCGGGACTGGTGAGTAGCAGCGAGGCGAGGCGATGCCGTTTGCAATCTGCCAGACGATTTCCAAAACCACCGTGCCTTTCAAATACGCTGCAATCCCGGCCTTCATGGAATCCGGTCCCGATAGCTCCCACGCCCCGGCTTTCGGCGCGTAGGAGTTGAACGCCCGCCTCACAACGTCGGCAATCGCGGATGCTTTTGGGGTGGCCTCCTCCTGGCCCTCGGCGATCGGCGCAATGATTTCCAGCGGGAGGCGAGACACAGCCCCGGCTACTTCGCCTAGGTTCTTCCGCAATCGCGGCCAAGTGTCCAGCATCAGGCGGAAGAGGCGGTCTTGATCCTCAAGCCTGCCGTTGCGGACGTTGCGGAGGATTGAACGCACCTGATCCGGCGTGACGTTGGCAAGGTCATAATCCTGCTGCCTGTATTGCGCGGGAAGGGGGAATGTAACGCCCTGTGTTTCGGCTTTCGTCATGCGCCCCGAATAGACTAAAATAGACTTTTCGCAAGTCTTAAATAGAATTGAATCCCGTGATGGTTGGCGCGGCAAACGTCCCCGGCTTCGTCTCGGCTTTGCTGCTGGCAGTCCACGCGCCGTAAAGCCGGGAACCGCACGCGATACACCCCACAAGAGCATCACCCCGGTCAGGGGATTTCAGCCCCTCCTTCTTCATTTTCTCTTTCGATTGGCAGCGCAATTTCCCGTTGTCACTCCATTCGCTCTTTCGGGTGGTCAACTGTTCGAAAGTGAGGGGGTCAAGCTCGCCAAGGTTGATCCTGCCCCGCTCAATCTCCCTTGCCGCAACGTGCCAGACTTCCCCGATCAGGTTCGCATATTCCTCCGGTTCGCTCGCCTTAGCCCCGCCGTGAAAGCGGTTGATTCGCCACCCCATCTCTGCCAGCACGTCACAGAATACGGTCCCCATGCCGTCCGCGTCCCCGTAGATTTGACCCGGCGTGAGCTTCTCAGCCTCAAACAACTTCACAAACTCCCGGCACGTTTGCATCGTGTCCTTCTCCGTCCACGCCTTCACCAATCGCGCCTTGTTTCCGCGTCTAACCGCTAGGGCGTTCTCATCACCCCCGGCAGCGAAGTCACAGAAAGCGACAACCTCGCCGTTTGTGTTTGGTTCCGGCTGTTTTGTCAGCGCATCGCGCAACCTTGGCGCGGATATGATCAACCGCTCAGAATCCTCCGTGAACTCGGCAAGGTGCTTCGATCGGTAAAGCGGGTGATCCTCACCGTATTTGATCCGGTCAAGCTCGCGCCGTTCCTCGGGGATGTGCGGGCATTCCGTTGAAGGGACTTTGCGCGTCCAGTAGAGCGAGGCGGTTTTGTGGTGTGAATCGTAAAACTGCCCCATGGGGGCACCGGGGGAGGAAACCCATAGTTGGTAGAGGCGTGTGCATCGGTCAAAGGCTTCAAAGATTGCATTCGGGACCGTCTTGGCCTCGTCAATGATGAGAAACAGGGGTGCATCCGGCTCTCCATGCCAACCCTCGGCCCTGCCCGCGTCGTCGGTGCTGAATCCAAGCGCAAAGCCTCCCTCGGGCGTCCTGATTTCCTCGCTTAGAAACGTCCACTTGGGAAAGCGTAATCGGTGCTTGCGAACCGCTGGCCATAGCTGATTCGTTAGCTGGCGGAATGACCCGGAGGTAAAGACAACCTTGCCTTTCGGGTGGCAATGGAGAAACCATAGGATGAGGGGCGCAACCACCCTGTCCGTTTTCCCGCTGCCGTTTGCCGCCACCACGCTTGCAGGCCGACCCATGGCCACCGCTTCCATAGCTTCGATCTGCCACAGGTAGGGAATCACCCCCAACACCTTGACGCAAAATTCTGTTGGCCCGATCATTTGATCCGGCTTTTCGCGTCCTCAATCACCTGCTGCAAAGCCGCCTCTTGCGCGGGGTCAAGGGATACGGCTTGCGATTGGATGGGCGCACCATCCGGCCCGCTGATTTCCTGCGTGATCTTGTCGCCGTATCGTTTGGGGTCCCACTTGGCGAGGAGCTTGAGCCGGGTTTCGACTTGAAGCCTGCGATGCCCTAGCATGTCCCCTCGCTTGATTCTAGGGCCATCCGGCGTGTCGGTGTGCTCAATCCCTTCTTGTGGAGTGTCTGCAATCGTCATTGCGTCCACCGCTATCTTGTCCCATCCGGCATCCCTCGCGCGCGCGATGTGCGCGGAAAGCTCGGCGTCTTCACTCATCCAATCGTAAACCGTTCGCGTGGCGGGCATGTCTTCCGGCTTGCAAACAATCGTTAACGGCGTCCCTTCGGATAGCCCATCAAGAATCCGATTGACCACCTCATCCGTCCTTTTCGTGGGGCGTCCCATGCCCTACCTCCTAAGCAATGACCGCGCAAAGTCAAGCGTCGGGTTTCCATTCCGGTCTAGCACCTGCGGACCGAACCTCTCAACCAATCGCCGTCTAGCTGCCTGCGCAATCTCATCTGGCACGTCGTCAAGCCTCGCTTCCACGCCAGCATTGATCCTCGCCGGGGCTTCCGCTCCCCATGGCGTAAGGTCCAGCGGCATCACCCTCTCGCCCGGCGTCGTCAATCCAAGCGAATCAGAAACCGCTCGCGTGACAGGCTCGGCAACCATGTAGGAGTTAAACCCGAACGGTCCCCAAGGAACGCTAAACCCGCCTATGTCGGCAGCGTTCTGGAATAACCAAAACGCCGTGTCATCCCACCGCCTGATTTCACCCTCAGCTTGAACGTGGCGAGGCCGCTTGATCTTCGCGCCGGGTCGCCTGTAAAACCGCGCTGCCGGGAAAGCGTTCATCGTCGCCGGGTCGCTAACGTATTGCTGATAGTTGGCGAAGGTGTTGGCCTGCTCTATGTTCGTGTTGAAAACCAACTGAAGGCGAGAGAGAGATGCGACATTCTGAATCGAATCATCCGCGAAGTCTGCGGGAGTCGCCAGCCCCTCCGACACCAGAAACTTCCGCGCCGTCTTGCGGAAATCACTCAATCCGCTCACCTTGTAAGCTGTCTCAATCCGTCCATCCGGCGTCGTAACCTGCTCAATCACGCCGCTCATCCAGTCAGTGATTGAGCGACGATAAGCGGTCAGCACCTTGGCGCTTGTGACGGTTGCGGAAAAGAACGCCCGCTGTCGGATGGCTGGTGCCGTCGCCTGCCATTGTCGCGAAGTCATGCCGCTGGGGGTGATCCTGCGGCTGAAAATCCGTGCAATAGCGTCAAGGAAGGGTTGGAGCATGTCCGGTTGCGGTGCCCAAGAGGGTAAACACCTCGCCCCGTGTTAGGTCAAGACTATTCGGTAAGGCGTTGACGGTCAAAAGGGGATTCCCGAATCGTCATTGTCAAAATCCTCCCTGTGCTTCGGCTGTGGCGCTGGCTTCGCCGCTGGTGCCTGCCTCGTCTCCAGCCATTTCCCATTGCCGCAATACGGGGCTTTCTCGCCCGCTTGTCGGCGTTCCTTGCCTAAGTCCTGCTTGGCGCTGGCGATGTTTCCGTATTGATCCGGCTCGTCGTTCACGTAAACGTCGAGGTCACAATAGGTGCCTTTTTGCCCTGTGTAAAAGACGGTTTTGTCCAGCTTGGTAACGTCGATTCGAAGTTTAAGGATGCGGTAGTTTTGGCTCATGGTGTTGGTTTCGTTTGTTTTGTTTTAGGTTTTTCAGGTGGTGAATTTCTCAGAATTTCTCGAGCTTCGGCCTTTTCCCTCCATTGGTTGCGCTCGTGCTCAAGTCGTTTCGCATGGCCCATCATAGCCACATACGAATCCGCCCAGCCTTTACCCCACAGATTTTGGCGAAGAGCTTCGGTTTCCGGCGCATCCGAATGCAAAGGGCCATCCATGGCGGCCAGCGGCATTCGGCAATACGGGCATTTGTCGTGGCCGTATCCTTGCATTTCGGCGTGGTCATAAGGGCATGGGTTCATGGGGATTTGACGATGTTCGGCAGAGAGTTGGAGCGGGCGTGATCGAGAGATTTCAAGACAGCGGAACTCATCCAGACTTCCTGAACGGCGG